CGAACAAAAGTTCCATTCTCTACTATTTTACAATGAGTTTTCTCAAATCGTTCTGAAATACTGTCGAAATCTGTAGCGGGAAAAAGATCTTCCATTTCATCGGTTATCGTAGTGTTTTCACTAATCAATTGTTCAGAGTGGTCATGGAGTGGTTTGTAATCCTTTATTTTCATTTTCACGGGAAAACCGACGTATTTTAAAAGCATACTATTTATTTCTGGGACAACGGATGTAATCGCGTCTTTTTCATCATCTGTTCTTGCATGGATGCAAAGCCCATCATATTCGAGTTTTACATTGGAATGGTCAACCAAATGCTTTCTCTGGAGGAATTTAAACACGTTGTATATGATGTCGTTTTCAATTGTTTGGCAAAAATAGGACATAACCCGCTTTTTGATTTCATACTCATCGGTTAATTCGCCCTTCACCATTTCAACCATTTCGGGATTTGCCAAATAAACATTTCTCATAGCAGTTTGACACTCACCTATAAAATCGGCTATAAAAGGATGTGTTTCATAGGTTTTCAATTTAATCCCCTTTTTTTCCATTTGATCAAACCAAGTAGTCACTCCACCTCCGTAAATAGACAAATTGAATATATCTTTGATATCATCAGACGACAGCGAAGCGGGAGTTCCGTAGTATTCGATAAGTAATTTAAAAATGTCATCGCTATAATCAATATATTTTTTGAATGTCGGTAATGGGATTCCGTTCTTGTTTGCAAGACCTTGTATAATGGTCGTATGTCCGCGACACATATCGAGATCTAACCAGTTTCGCATTTTAAAATACGTATGTTTCATATGACGAGAAACACATACGAGGGAGAGTGATTTATTTGGATAATATCGGCCTAATTTGTAGCGTTGTTCATATTGGGTAGTAAGAATGTTTGTTTTTTTATTTATAGCGTCAATAATGGGAAATAGAAGGGCTTTCCTTTCATCATTGTATTCGGTAATAGAGTCATTAAAATAGATTTTTTTCAACAGGAAAATGTCGAGGGGAATTTGGAATGGCTTTTTAAAAGCCCTGTATTCGGGCAATTTGTCAATAATAATATTCCAACCGTTTAAAAAATCAAATGTCATTGTATATTCTCTATACATATATTAAATCCAATGCTTTAATATATTTGTTAATTGAATAATACTTAAATAACTATTTTAGACAGAAACCTCTTCTAGCGTAGCCACCCCCTCCGGGGGCGTAGCCCCCTCTTGCTCCTCTTGTGCCTTTGCCATTGCCAAGGCAGTCGCCACTTCCATTTTTTTCCTTTTTATAATTTCATAGCGTTGCTTTTGTTTCATTCGGGCTTTTAATTTAAATTCTGGATCATCTTTATGCGCATCGTAATATTTTTTAGTATACGCACAACATTTACCCCGATTGGCTTGTCTCCATTTAGTCTGAGCCATATACTGGGCTAATTTAATCTTTTCGAGTTCAGCAATTGCATCATTAATGTTTTCCATTTCCATCTTATATACTATACTATGAGATATTATTTAAGTTGTTTTCTCCTAAATCAATTCAATTTTTTCCTCAAATCAAGTATTTTTCTTCTTCTTTGGAAACGCCCGATATACGCATTGTCATTGAACAAAATGGGAGAACGGCTGCTGGAAGCACAGTAGAGGCCGGAATGGCAAGTGTATTGGCTCCAACATAGTTCATTCGAACATGCGAAAATGTGAGATTAACTTGCTCTGTAGATTTGGCAAAATAAACGACGGCCGAGTCTTCTGTATAGATAGTATTAAACAAATTGGTATTTCCATTTGATACTGTTGTTTGACCCAGGACAGCCCCAAAAGGCGCTCCGTTGTTTTGAGAAGGTTGCCAATAGCAATTGTTTATAAAATTCAATCCGTCTAAATAAAGGAATAAAATGTTATCACTCGATGCCGAAGACCACAGTCCAAGCCCACTCGTATTATAAGCCATCGAAGAATAACTATTCAATCGGAGTTTAAAATAGTTGTGTTTGTCATATATTTCGTTTCCTAATAAAGTTCTTAAATTAACACGATAAGTCTGACGGGCTCGGTAATCTGTCCAATAGCCAACATCTGAATAGGCTTCTTGTGTTGAAGTGGTTGCAATATCGGTTGTTTTTAAATATAGCGTCGCGCTTAAAGTTTCTTCTTTATTGTCCTTGTTCATTTTTATTATAATATAGTATGATAATAAAATTTTTAAAAAAACCACTAAACAAAAACTTAATAAACGGGGTAAATATCGAATAATAGAACATACTGAGGAATGGCCGCCGTTGTCCCTGTCGGAACAATATACGTGTTTGAGACGGTTTGAAATAGTTCGATGGTAACGGGGTCGTATTGCCCGGGGCGACTAAAGAAGGCTTCTGCCGTAGCACTTGGAAAAACTTGGAAGGACGCAACACCGGTTGCAATTGTTGTCGTTGCTAAAACACAACGCCCTGTATTTGTTTGACTGGCCGCGTTATACCCATTATTGACCCAATTCAAACCAGACATTTGAATGGATGCTACTTGATTTGGGTATCCGGCGGCGTTAGCCGTCGACCAATTTGAGGCGACCGCCCCAAAGACGTTCAACCTTATTCCAAATACAGAATAGCGATCGTAGTTATTTCCTAATAAAGTTTTCCAATTCATATTCCATGTTGCTTTAGCACCGAGTTGTTCTACACTCCCGATACTGTTATATATGTCTGTTACAGGCGCTCCTCCCGCCGTAATATCGGTAATACGAAGCATTAGATTGGCTTTTACTCTTTTAAATTCGTCCTTTTTATTTTCAACATCTCTTTGATTTTGACTGATCATTTTGTATATATTAGCCGATTAAAATAATTTTGACTAAATGGATTCAAAATGAGCCTCTACTTCTCGAATTGTTTTTCTGTCCGTATAGAATATTTGGAGATTCCATTGAGTGACCATTTCGTTCACAATCGAGGATTCGTTAGACAGCACTTTATAACCGGCATCTAATAATTCATATATACAGTCATACATATCGGCATACGTTTGGAACATGTAATCGGTTCCGTTTATTTCGATGCAGTAGACACCGTTGTTAATTTTTGAAATGGCTATAATGTGCTTAGCAGATTGATCACCTCCAGAAGGTGATGTTTTGATTAAACATGCAACTAACATATATTATTTTTTGATAAAATAATAAATACAGAGAATATGATTTGTTTTGTTTCTTGACTAAATACTGACTTGAATGAAATAATATTGTAGAAAAATAATTAGTTTATGGATTTGGCAGTTACGTCTTCAAAGGTAGCGGTGCATTTCTGACTTTGGTGGAGTTTTGCCCTTAGAAATAAGTGGATTTGTAGCGGAGGAAGATCTAGCAACGAGTGGCTGATCAAGGGGGGAAGGTTCAGAAACATTTGGCATTTTTGTAACTTTTGTAACTTTGACTTTTGATTTTGATTTTGCTTTAGGTTCATCTGGTTCATCTGGAATAAGGGGAGTTGATGGAAAATATTCATTAACCATTTGTTCATATGGGTCCAATGGTTTAGATTCTAAAGTCTGTATTTCATCATCCAATTCTTTTTTACGGGCAAGCAACCGGTTCATGGTGGATTCTTTTTTAATGTTTCCCCTTTTGAGTTGGTTATTCACATTGTGCAATTCAGATTTAAGATATCGTAATCGGCCACTCATAACAGGCCTACCAGATGGTTTAGGATTTGCATCAATAACGTCCGCATATGTAGGTGTATCATATACATCCTCCCATTCATCTTCTTCTATAAGGGCTTTTTTCTTGGGTATAGGAATAGATGGCGCTCTTTCTGAGGTTGGTTGAATTAAATCGCTTCCATCATCTATTAAGGCGGATTTTTTTGGTTTTGATGAGAAATAATTTGTGAGGGTATTACTATATATTGATGAATCAGTACGTGGCTCCTCTAATGCTAAATATGTGTTTTCTGGTGGAACTTCTTCCGATTCAGACGGCATGGAAGTGTTTTCTAATCTGGCATATCGTGGGGGCTCTTTTAATAATGCGCGGGTTGGAGGCGCTTCTAATAATGCGCGGGTAGGAGGCTCTTTAAGTAAAGGCGGGGTAGCGGTAGGAGATTCTTCCAAAAGATTTTTTATTCTTTGTAGATCATTTTTTACATCATCATCATATTGCGGAGGTAATCCAAATGTCATATAAGGAGATGTATAGGAGGCTATAGGTATTTGAGGTTGAGTCGGTTGTTTTGGTTTATTAGGAGCCCTTCTCCTACGGGAAGGTTTTTTAGCCCCTCCTAAATCACCAATCACAATCTTGTTCTGAATGTTTGAAACAACAGATGCTTTGGCTCCGGCCTTTGCTTTAGCCTTTGCTTTAGTCGATTTGGCTTTAGTCTTACGTGTTTTTTTTGCGGGAGTGTCTTTTTTAGGCATTATACATTATTGAAAGAAATAAAAATGTCACTAAATAAAATATATCATCATATAAATATACAATGCTAAAAAAATTTGAACTTGAAGATACTCATTACGGTAATCTTAAAAATATAAAAATGACGTGCGATAATCCGCTCACAACCAAGCGTAAAATACATCCTCCCTTTCCAAATCAATCGTTCTTTATGATGGTTATTGGAGCCCCCGGTTCAGGGAAATCCACCTTCCTTTTTAATATGCTTCAAAAACAGAAGAAGGGGCAGGAGAGTATTTATTACAGGGTATTTAAGAATATCTTGTATGTTTGTCCGCCTAATAGTAGATCGACTGTCGAAAATAATCCACTGGCGGATTTAGCCGAAGATTCGGTTTTTGATGAACTGGGCTATAAAGTCCAGGATAAGATTATTGAAAATAAGGAGGCTTATAATGAAACTCCGGAAAAGAACTATAAGCAATTGCTTATATTAGACGACGTGAGTGCCTTTCTTAAAGATAAGACGAATGTCAAGATATTAAGCGAACTATCTAAAAACAGAAGACATTTAGGACTTTCAATAATTATTCTTGCACAGGATATTATAGACATCCCAAAAAGTACAAGAAGACAAATAAGTGCTTTAGTGGTTTTTAAGCCCCCCAATAATTCCGATTTAGATATAATCCGGAAGGAATTTGTGAATATCAAAAAAGCGGACTTTGAGGAATTGGCAAGATTTGTTTTTAGGGATAAGCATGATAATCTTTTTGTTGACAAAAATACAAACGATTTATTTAGAAATCTTCAAAAAATTATAATGCATTGAGTTATTTGAATTAAGTCGTTTAGGAAAAATTATTTTCGGTAGGTATATTATTATAACAAAAAATGTCTGTACTTCAGTTACCACCCTCTTACAATTTAGTAGACCAAAAGGTCGCCTCGACTTCAGCAGGTCAACCTATTATGTCTAAAATCCGTTCCGATAACGCCGATTACTCGGCTTCCCAGGGTAATGGCGACGTGATTAGAATCTCGATCCCCACAGGTCAATCCAGTTGGCTTTCACCTCAAGATTCATTTATTACTGGAAAATTCACACCAACCTGGACTGAAGGTACCGGGCCCGGTAATGTTAAGATTGACGGGACGGCGTACTCACTGATCCGCCGCTGTTCTTTGTACCATGGAAGTTCACTCATTGAGAACCTGGTCGGGGCTGGCCGATTATATAACGCATTATTTGATGTTCAGGCGGGTGCGTCTGAACGTGCTGCTGGAACTGTCAATTTGATGATTGAGGAAGCCGGAGGTATTGGTAGTAATATGTATACCTATGGCACTACTCTAGTCAGTGGTCGCACATACAATTTTAGTTTTTGTTTGCCGTCTATCCTAGGTATATGGAGCGAGAAATGCCTACCTCTCGGTTTCATGGATGCTGCTGAACTTTATTTAGAATTGGAATTAGAGGCTGCTAATCGTGTTTTTACTACACGAGTTGGTGATACTATTTCTGGCACTGTAGGAGCATACACTGCCCCCCCAACAAATCTCTCATATAAAGTTAGTGAAATTTATTATAATGCTTGCATCACTTCTCTAGGGTCGGAAGTTCAAAATATTTTAAAGCAGGCTCTTATGTCAAAACCTATGGTTATCCCATGTATTTCTTACAGAGGTGAGCAACGTGTTGTATCTGCCAGCGCTGGCTCTTTTAGCGACAAATTCAGTTTTCAATTCAGTTCTTTGAAAACTATTCTTTGGTGGTTGACTACTTCGGCTACTGCAAACGGTCAGGTTATAAGTAACAATTTAAATGCTGCCGTTACTACTCGTACAGCGGGAAGTTTAGACCAGTACTACTGCTCAATTAATGGATCCGATTACCCAGCCTCGCATATAAAGGCCGGAGCCGAGACGGCTGACCGCATATTTGGGGCAGAATGTATGGGACAGTTAGAGCGAGCATTTAACGCAAATGTGACCCCAGGTATGTCCAGTGTTTTAACAAAAGAAGTATATTGCAATAGTATTACTTTATCTGTTGGTGCTGCAGGAACCGGTTCTGATGCTGCCGATGCCAAAAAGTTTGTAGGTGCTCTTTCACTCGATCGATTTGACAACAATAATACTAATAGTCTTATGGGAATGAACACGATGTCAAGTCAGGTGCAACTTTCTTTGCAGTTTACCACTGGCGTTTCCGAGTCAATGAATCTCTACGCATATGCACAATTTGATATGGCTTTAGAACTAGTGGATGGTATTTTAGTAGCCCGATATTAAGGGGGCTACCGCCCCGCGGCCGAAGGCCGATAAAATAAAAATAAAAAAAAATCATCTATACCTAATGTATAAATGAGTTTCTTTTCATCGTTGTGTGGAGTTTATAAAAAGAAGATATTAATATGCGATGGCTGTCATTTAGAAACATCGAGATGGTATGTGAAGGATAATAAAAAATACTGCCGTAAATGCGTCATAGAAAAAGTGAGCGTAAATATGGGTAGGGTGGAATCAGTCACAAGGGAAGTGGTTTATAATTATATAGACAAGGGGCAAAGCCCCCCTTAGATATCTCCATATAATTAGGCATACGTATGCAATAAAGGCCATATACGCCCTAATTAAACGAATATACGGCTAATTAACCCATTTAGCAGTCTAATTAAATCGATTTAATTAGATTGGAGACTCATTAACCGAGCCTTAATTATACGACTTATTAACCACGGGCTTCGCCCGCGGGATGTTTCTTGACTTAATTCAATGAAAATCTGTAAAGTCCCTTAGAATATTGATGTGTATTCTTTTCTTTAAATGATAGTTTTTTTGTATATCTTTTTTATCAAATTCTAAATATTAAGTCAAGAAACAATTTCTATAACAATATGATAATTATAATCAAAATGAATTTATTGTTTATTCCAATTTGTAAGAGTATGTATTTTAATAAATTGAATGTGTATACTTTTCGTAATGGCCTTGACAATACTAAATTGGCAATATGATTATAGACAGTAGACAGAATGTTATCTCTCACTTTTATAGCGAAGGTATCTGAGAGACTGGGTATACTCACTTTTTTACCATAACGTTTTTTAGAAAACCTAAGACCTTCTTTATTAGACTCCTTGCTTTTATTTTATTGTTGCTGTGCAAGTATTCAATGTTATTCTTAATAACACCTTTCTCTGCTTCCGATGTAATTCCAAATACACTGTAATGTATCTTCATGAACAATGCCAACTTATCAATCTTGACCAACTTGTTGCATTTGACAGTATCCTCAATTAAATTCGCAATCTCATTGATTAACTCGATATCCAGTTTCATCCCAGCCACATCATGAAAGTTCGCATTAATCTCCGATATTACTAAATCAATGATTTGCTTTTCTAAGCGTTTGTTTTTTAATGACCCCGAGAATTCGATAGACATTTATGATATATACAAAGATAATAAAATAAGAAAACATATTATTATCATTAGAGTTGTTTCTTGACTTAATATTTAGAATTTGATAAAAAAGATATACAAAAAAACTATCCTTTAAAGAAAAGAATCACCATCTATATTCTAATAGACTTTACACATTTTCATTGAATTAAGTCAAGAAACATTTTATCATAGGATTCCTTTATCCTCGGTTACAATAGTATTTTGTAATCCAAGTATCTAATGCTATATCAACCTGCACTGTATCAATCCCAAGTAAGACGGCCGTCCACGGACCCATCATACCAAGCGCGTTTGTTATTCCTGTTACCGTAAAAGAACCAGTATCACCAGTCCAGTTATTTCTATAAGTCCAAGTCACATCCATTGTAGAACCTGAATGTCTAAACAATACGTTCAGTGTCATATACCTACCAACCAAAGCATCTGCAGTCGCAGGGTATGCGCTTCCGGCTACATCTGTTATTGTTCCAGCCAACACATAACATGCTCTCCAAAATCCATCTGTTCCATGTCTCCAACCAAAGAATGTATTTGGAATTGGTAGTGTAGAGTCCGCAGTCATTCCAGTCCAAATTGAATATTGGAAATTAGTAGTGCTAGTCGATATATTGCAAAGAGTAGACTCAAAAAAAGCCATATTAAAAGGATGAATGCTGTACGTCCCTGCTCCATTCCAGTTCAGTTCACAATTATTACCGCCCGTTTTATTTGGAACTACAAATTGTAATATTCCTTGATGACCTGCAACTGAACCAGTCCCTATAACATAAGGCAAAAATCCGATACCTGTGTTTCTTGTATTTACAACATACACTCTATCATCGCTTACAAATGTTTGATCATTATACGTAGAACCAACATTAAACCCTTTATTCCAAAAATCGGCAAATTCAGTGTAGACACCAACAGATGCCTCACCACTTGTATTCGCCAGAACCCATCTTGAGTTTGGAATTCTTGTCGATTTTTCCAAAAGAAGTATATCATTCGTGCTTGTTGGAGGTTGTGAAAAAGTGATGGAACCCGCAATGGTTTGATTGTCAGTCCGGAACTGAGTAAATTTATTATTGACATATGTTGTATTTGCAACCTTTAAAGAATTATCGCTATTGGATTGTGTAGAACACGTTATATTTGTCCCTTGAAAATCCTGAGTAGCCGACGCAGTCGTATAAACCTGACTTGTAGATGTAAACCAATCTAAAGAATCCTGAACGAATCTGCAAGAGGCGGCGAGAGTAGTTAATGAGGGAGCGGTTTGAGTTGATACTCTACAAGTATTCGCAGTGAAATCATTAGTCCCAGTCCATACATTGTTGTTTGATAAAACACTGGCTAATGTTGTTTTTGTATCAACATATGCTTTTGTTGTTAATTGTGATGTAATCGTTGGAGTAACTGATGAGGTAGGTAAATAAGTATTAAATGAATTTGTTCCAGTCCAAACATTATTGTTTGCTTGAACACTTGCAAGAGTTGTTTTTGTATCAACATATGCTTTTGTTGTTAAATCGGTTGTATTAATTGGTGTAAGTGTTGAGGTAGGTAAATAAGTATTAAATGAATTTGTACCAGTCCAAACATTATTGTTTGATTGAACTGCAGATAAAGTTGTTTTTGTTCCTATCAATGTTGTGATTGTAGTTGAAAAATTTGGATCGTCTCCTAATGCTGCCGCTAACTCATTCAATGTATCAAGTGTGGCCGGCGCGGAATTTACTAAATCAGAGATTTTTGTGTCCACATATATTTTCGTTGTTAAATCGGTTGTATTAATTGGCGTAAGTGTGGATGTAGGTAAATAAGTATTATATGCATTTGTTCCTAACCATGTGTTATTTAATGCTAACAAAGCACTCGTATTTATGGCTGAACCACCAATATAAACCGCCCCTCCTGCATTGATATACAAATTAGAAACGTTATTGATACTATTTGCATTGGCATTGATATAGCCATTTAATACTATTGTAGGATTTGAAATAGTTGTTGTAGTTGTTCCTGCATTATATGTGATTCCTGTTGTGTTCGTTTCCAAAGTATTAAATCGCGTATTCACATTCGACCCGTTAAGAGTCAATGTTTTTCCAGTTACTATTGTGACGTTGTTATCAAATGACGTAGTATCAGATCCTGGTATATAAGATTGGCCGGTTGTTATGGTAGTCAACCCCGAAACGGCCGTTCCTATATTAGTTGATCCAATTAAAAATTGTTTACCCGCCTGAACAGTCAAGTTATTTGATATAGTTGTGGTATCTGATCCGGCATTATAAGACTGACCTGTTGTGGCTGTTTCTAAAGCAGTTAGTTGTGCATCAACATCTCCGCCGTTAAGAGTCAATGTTTTACCCGCAGATATGAGAACGTTATTATCAAATGATGTGTTGTCAAATGTGAAGTCGTAGGCGATTCCTGTTGTTTTATCTTCTAAAGCAGTTAGTTGTGCATCGACATCTTGCCCATTTAAAGTGAGTATTTTACCCGCGGATATGAGAACGTTATTTGATATGGTTGTAGTTTCGGTAGCGCTATTGTATGAGACATCGGTGAGAATAGTCTCCACTCCGGTGACCCTCGTATTCAGAGTTGAAATGTTATCATATACATTGATTCCGTTTAATGTCAGTGTTTTACCTGCCGGTAAAACAACATTATTATCGATGATTGTATTTGGATCCTCATATGTGATGCCTGTGATTCTTTGAAAGATACTGGTTATCTCGTCCTGGACTGGTATGTTATTCGCTAAATTAGAATTGCTTGTGTAAATGGATCCTGTGATGTTTGACATTTGTTGGTTAATTAATATAGGGGGCGAAAATAATAAATTCGTTTAACCAATATTTTTTGTATAATTAATGTATATAATGGATAGAACTGAATTAACTGCTCTCATTAAAAAGAAACGTCCTACGTTAACCGATGGATCCGTCAAATCATACGAATCAATGATTTACAATTTAAACAAGAAACTATTTCAGAAGGATGTGGTTGATTTAGACGATTTAAAGGATTATGAAAAAGTAGTAGATTTTTTAAAGGATAAACCAAAATCTTCAGTCAAGACTATTTTATCGGCGCTATACATTTTAACGGGTATCGATGATTATCGAAATGGAATGATGGCGACATCTCAAGAATATACGAAAGAAAAAGAGAAGAACGAAATGAATGAAAAACAAGTGAATGCCCAGATTTCTAAAAATGAATTGGCCGAAAAATACAAAGAGTTGGAAGGAAGCGCTAAACTTCTTTTCAAAAAGAAAAGCGGCCATTCACTGAGTGAATTGCAAGTATTGCAGAACTACATCATACTCGGATTAATTTCGGGCATCTACATGCCTCCTCGGCGTTTACTTGATTTCACTGAAATGAAAATAAAAAATATTTCAGAAGAAACTGATAACTGGATTGATTTCAAAAAGAAACAGATCCACTATAATAAATATAAGGGCAGTGGACAAAAAGGTAGACAAACTGAATCCTTACCAACCGCCCTCGCAACCATTTTGAAAAAATGGATAAAAGTGAATCCCAATAACTACATGCTATTCAATATTGAGGGAAACAAACTGTCGCCTGTCACTCTATATGACCGCATTAAGAAAATAACGGGGACTACAAACAACGCTATACGGCATTCCTTTATATCTGAAAAATACCAGCCCTTGATTGATATGAAAACATCAATCAAAAAAGATATGCATAGTATGGGAAGTTCGACCAATGTCTTGAACGATTATTTACAAAAGATTTAATTTTTTTTAGGTGCCTTTTCGGCTTTACCATCTGTTCCGATTTTATACTCGATGTTGAACCGGATGGGCTTCTGTTCAACTTGCCAACCATAAGCAACTTTACAAAAACCATTCTTATCAAACAAATGGGGTTGACTCTCATACATTAATTCCATTCGTTTCGAATTAATATGAATATCACAACCCCTTTTATGGTTCATTATGTTTTGACGAGTGTCTTTCAAACCACATCTACACTCAACCTCAATTTGCATATATTCTGAATGATAACCAGTTTCATCTTCGTGTTCCTTTCGTGTTTCATAGATTGTCTCCTTGTTCTCTTGAAAATAATTAGCATTGTATTCTGCTATTTTTGCTTTATTTTTCGCTCTCCAATTGGCTTGCGCCCGTAAATTCTTTTGTCTTGCGATAACCTTCTTTATCTCGGTAGGGTCAGTTGTAGTGAGTTTTGTAATGGATAGGATTCTGGGCATTTTATACCTTGTATATATTATAGGCTTTATATTAATTATTCCTTAAATATATAATTCATTTCTCCTAAAGTTTCTCGACTTAATGAAAATACTTTCATTAAGTTCTATAGATTTTTATGTATTCCTTTTTTTTGATTTTAGATTTCAATTTTTGTATATTTTTTCCTAAAGTTCAGATATTAGGTCAAGAAACAATATTCTATTTAAATTGTAAACTTTCCATTTTATGGGCAGTAAATGGATTCGCTTTTTTAGAACCAATAACAAGCGCTTTCGCGCCCTTTTGAAATGGACGTAACACACTAACTGGGTCATTTCTTGTTCTTATATCTAACTGTTTTTCTGATATTCTTTTTGTCAAATCCATCGGAATAACGGGTTTATTAAACGTGATGACTTGATCAGACTGCTTTTTTCCCAGTTTCTCCGATATCACGGCACCTAACGAGTGGCCGGCGGTTGTAATATTATCTTTCCCGTATTTCTCAACGGCTTGCTTTTGAATATCTCTCGCATGTTTAAATCTCTCGCCCCTTTTGTTTCCAAATGCAAGGGCTACATCGGTTAGAACATCTTGGGGCCCTGCCGTACCTCTATGTGTTACATATGTTCGCTTTGTATCTGGATTATGGTACACTTGTGCTCTCTCTCCACTCAGAGAATCGTCACGAAAAAATCCATTTATTTCTCTTGCTTGTGACCCTGGTTTTTTATAGGAGTTGTCTAAAAGATTCTTAATATTAGGCATATCGATCGCCTGGTTATGAAACATTATATACATTGATGTATAAAATATTTATTGTAAGTTTTTTTATAGTTGTTTTATTTTATTGTCTTAGTAATTGCGTCTGTTTCTTAAGACGCTCGTTTTGTTGACGTGAGGTCTCGACATCTTTTCCAAACTGAATTGCATTGCCTACACTCGACTCACCACGCTTTGGATTAGCCACAGCAACGCCTGACCTAATTGCTTTGTCCCCCGCATGCGCGGCGGCCTGACCTGCAAAAATAGCGGGGGCAAATTCGGGAAACATGAGAGCAGCAGCCGGGGCTACTGTGTCAATAGTCGATAATGCTTTTCGGCCGACTTTGTCGGCAATAGCGCCGATCTTATAGCCTAGTTTTGTTCGCAGAGGGTTCTTCATTCCGAGAATTTTCATTGTTATATATATTAATAAATAAAAAAAATTACGCTTGATTTACATTTTCTTCTGTCACATTTGGATCCGTTGTTTCTTCTAAATCATCGGGAATTCCATTATTGTTCAAATCCAATGTTTGAGGGGCTACGTATTGATTCATATAAGAAAAAACAACCTCTAAACTTAAAAACCAATCGCAATTGTTAAAATCGACTAAATTATTATTTTCGTCATATATTTTGACTTGTATCGAATTAATATAATATTCATTTACTAAAAATTTATTATTATTCACGTTTGAAAACGACTGAGAAGACCCAATCAAAGCATTCATCGTAATTGATTCTAATATGTTAATTACAGTATTGCTTTTACAGCCATTACTCGATATATTAATATTATCCAAACTGATATACAGCACCTGTGTGCCACTCAAATTGATGATACTATCCGATAACAGACTCGATACATAGGTTGTAGTGTCATAATTTACAAACCCAAGCACTTTGAAACAATTATTAGCGCCGTTATTCAAATGGATGGTATGGCCTCCTCCTACCGTGATAAGCATTTTAAATGTTGTATCGACGTATGAAAACACCATATGATGGATTGCGCATGCCGTATTCAAGTATTGGATAATGCTTGTAATGCTATAATTTCCAAATGGGAGAGTAACTGTGATATTCTCATAGATTCCTGAATGATGCACTGCATAATAGAATTTATTGTTATTGACGTTAATATTATATATGCTATTAACAAATCGAAAATTATTCAATTGCACATAGCATCGGACATTAGGAGGTATGACGATTTTGTTTCGAAGTTCAAATAAAATATTCGATTTTGCACTCCCATTTAATAGAGTTGTGGAACTATTTGATAATAGAAATATGCTACTCGGGGGTAACGAAGTATTATGTTTAATCATTTATATATAATACGTATTAGAGATTAATTTTATTCTTCTTTTGATTCTTCAACACCTAAATTGATGAAAATAGTGTTTGGCATTTCTTCAATTCCGACGGGACCTTCTTCCTTGCATTCCTCAAGGGTTGGCATGCGAAGATTTCGTTTGAACTTTTCAAACTGATCCGCTCCCTCCTCGTACTCTTTTTTTAGTTGTTCTTGCTCGGCTTCATAAGCATCCAAATATGATTGTGCTTCCATTTCACGGCCGTTCATTTTGTGATACACGTAATAGAGCATTTCGTGACCGAATAGACGTTCAATACCCTGTGCTTGTAACTTTTCTAGTGTAATTGGCATTTCTATATGTTAGACTTATAAAATAAATTTTCTCGATATAACATATATGCCCCCAAAATCAAAAAAAACCGTTCTATATTCTTCGGATTCCGATTCTGGATCGGAAAACGAAGAATTTCCTAAAACTTCCGAATTAACTGAACCAATTATTCCACCAGTTAATTTGCCTAAAGTCGAATCTTTAGGAAAAGGCGACGAATTAACTCCGCCAT